AGGATCGTGACAATGATTCCGACGACGCTGGAACGGACGAAGTCAAAGAGAATGGCCCAGAAGTTACGGATGATTCCAGCGAGCTTGTCGAACGCGATACGTCCATGGTGGGCTCTGACCCGTCGGACATTGAAGACGATGAGATCGTCGAATATGAGGAAGTGGTCTGCGATTACGTCCATTGGGAGAACTTCGGACACAACGTCTCGCGGACGTGGGATGAAGTTTATCTTGTCTGGCGCGAAGTCTTTCTAGACCGCAATGAATGCATTGAGCGTTTCGGCTCAGAGAAAGGTAAGCAAATACCGCTCGATTACAGCCCGAAGAACCTAGCCGATGAAAAGATCACGGAGGCGATGAAGAAGGCGCGCATCTTTGAAATGTGGGACAAGCGCACTAAGTGTGCGGTGTGGGTCCACAAGAAGATGCCGGACTTCCTGGATAAGCGCGAAGATCCGCTTAAGCTTGAAAAGTTCTTCCCCTGTCCTAAGCCATTGCTGGCGACCACGGCGAATGATTCGATCATTCCGACGGCCGACTATTCGGAGTATCAGGATCAGGCCCGAGAACTGGATCAGTTAACCGCACGAATCAGTTCGGTTATTCGCTCGCTTAAGGTCTGTGGTGTTTACGCTGCAGGTGCTAATGGCATTGACCGGCTGTTATCCGAAGGAACAGAAAACCAGCTGATCCCGGTGGAAGAATGGGCCATGTTTGCCGAGAAAGGTGGCCTCAAAGGAACCTTTGAACTCTTCCCCATTCAAGAGATCGCTAACACCCTGATGATGATGTATCAGGCCCGGGACAAGATCAAAAACGATCTTTATGAAGTCTCTGGCATGCCTGATATTATCCGAGGCGCTAACGATCCGCGTTCTACGGCGACGGCGGAAAAGATCAAGGGCCAGTATGGATCGATACGTCTTCGCGCCGTGCAGGACGAAGTACAGCGCTTTATGCGCGACATGATCCGCCTTATGGGCGAGGTCATTGCTAACCATATTAGTTACCAGACGCTCGCTCAAATATCGGGCGTCAAGCTGATGACTAATCAGCAAAAGCAAATGGTTCAGATGCAGCAGCAAATAGCGATGCAGCATTTCCAGGCCGCGATGCAACAGTGGAATGCCGGCAAGCAACATGCTCAGCAAATGCAGCAGATGGGCCAGCAGCCACCACCGGGTTATCAGCCGCCGCCACAGCCGCAACCGCCCGCACCACTTCCACCAGAAGTACAAAACCAGATCGCCCAGCCAAGTTGGGAAGATGTAGAGGCATTGTTGCGTAACAACGCAATGCGCCAGTTCCGGCTTGATATAGAGACCGATTCGACCATCGGGGACGATGACGATACGGAGAAAATGCAGCGGCTTGAGTTCTTAAAAACGCTTGGCCCATTGATTCAGCAGGCTGTTCAGGCTGGCGAGACCAACCCGACTGTAGTCCCGCTCATGATTGAGTCAATTAAGTGGATTGTGCGTGGCTTTACTCAGGCACGCAGCCTGGAAGGCGTGATCGATCAAACCCTTGACCAGCTGGCTAAACAGCCGCCACCGCCTAAGACCAATCCCGAGCAGATGAAGATGCAGGGCGCTCAGCAGATCGAGCAAATGAAGCAGGAAGGCGAGCAGAAAACGCAGCAGCTTCGTGCACAGACAGATATGCAGATCGAGCAGGGCAAGGTTGAGGCACAGAAGCAGATAGAGCAGATCAAAGCCCAGGCGCAAATTCAGATTGGGCAGGCCGAACAGCAAGCTCAGGCCCAGCAATCTGCGCAACAGAATCAGCTTGAAGCGCAGCGCGATCAGCTCAAGGCCAATAATGAAATTCAGATCGAGACCATGAGGCAGGAATATGCCTATAAGACGGCTATTGCTGTGGCTCGTATCAGGGCCGAAGCGCAGATCGCATCGGCTCGCATCGGCTCGAAAGCTTTCCCGACGGATGGGACCGCTGATCTGGCCTATCAAGAGCTTCACGAAACGGAAGCCGGCAACGGCATGGCGATGGTTGACGGCGCTCATGATCTAACGGACCAGTTAAAGCAGTCTCAGCAGTCGCAGGATGATGACAATGCCTCTGTATGACGTGAAGTGTTACGACTGCGGGAAGGTTGAAGAGATAGTTAGGCGCATGGCTGACCGTGAAAAGGATTTGCCCGAATGCTGTGGTAAGCGCATGGTCAATATCCTTTCGCCGACGATGGTTTCAGTAGATATCCAGCCCTATCAGGCTGTCGCGGTCGATAAGCGATCTGGGAAACGTCCTTACATCACATCGCGCAAGGAGCATAAAGAGTTCCTGCGTCGTAATGATTACGTCGAAATGCCCGATGCACCCAAGAAACGCGAGCTGCGCGGCGATTTTGACTGCAAGAAAGAATTAATCCAGGCCACTAAAAAGGTATTATGCACATGAGCAGCGAGAACGATCGTTCACTGCGGGAAGAGATTGAAGAAAGCCGGCAAGAGATCATGGATCGTCAGCGCGATGAGGCGGGAAGGTTTGCATCGACTAAGCCTGATGAGCCCAATGTCGAGACGCCAGCGGAAGCTACGCCTGATACGCCTGTAGAAGCACCTAATGAGAAGGGTGGAAAGGTTCCAAAAACGGCCGAGGCAACACCCGCCGAGGACCCCTTTCCGCCTTCATGGAAGAAAGAGCAGCAAGCGCACTGGAATAAACTCCCGCCAGAGGTGCGCAAGTACATTAATCAGCATGAAGCTGAAACGCGCAAGGCACTCACGAGCCAAGACCAGGACCGTCTAGGCGGCAAGGTCATTCGTGAAGTCGCTGCCCCCTATATGCCAATGCTCCAGGCTGAGGGCTTGAATCTCGTTCAGGCTGTCCAAGGGCTTTTGCAGCAAAATTATGTGCTGCGGATGGGAACTCCGGAACAAAAGCGGGCGATGTTGCTAAGCGCCGCAAAAACCTTTAACGTAGACCTCACTGAACCTGTACAGCAACAGGGTTGGGTTGACCCGCAAGTTCACGCTCTCCAACAGGAATTGGCTGAACTTAAAGGCTGGCGCGATCAAAGCGTACAGGCGCAGAAATATCAAGAACAGGTCAGTATCGACAGCCAGTTGTCTAGTTTTGCATCCGCTCCAGGGCATGAGCATATGCGGAAAGTAGCGCCAGTAATGGCCTCTCTGCTGCATAACAATCAAGCCAATGACCTGGAAGATGCTTATCAAAAGGCGATCTGGGCTGATCCTGAGCTTCGTTCGACTCTTCTAACTCAACAGCAGGTTGAGGCAGAAGCGAAACGGGCGGCAGAGGCGAAAGCCAAGACCTCAGCAGCGCGCAATGCCTCCGGCAGTGTTCGCGGGTCGTCGTCCGGTTTAAGCACGGCTGCGTCCCCGGCTCCAAAGGGTTCATTGCGTGAGGAATTGAAGGCTGCGTTTGCAGCTTCCAAAGACCGCTAACCCGTTTAGGAGCCCATCATGGCACTGATTAACCCGAGTACCACGCTGACGGAAATCGTCACCACGACCCTGCGCAATCGCACGGGTAAGTTGGCGGATAACGTCACCAAGAACAATGCCCTCTTATTCCGTCTCAAAGAAAAAGAGAATGTTAAGCCTGTATCCGGTGGCCGCACGATTGTGCAAGAACTGGAATACGCCGAGAACGGCACGTATAAGCGCTACAGCGGGTATGAAGCGCTGAATATCTCGCCCTCTGACGTCTTTACCGGGGCAGAGTTCAACTACGCACAGTCTGCCGTTGCGATCTCTATCTCTGGCCTGGAAATGATCCAGAATTCCGGCGAAGAGGCGATTATCGATCTCTTGGAATCGCGCATCAAGAACGGCGAAAAGACCATCACGAACAATACCGCGTTGGATTGTTATTCGGACGGTTCGGCCGATGGCGGGCGCCAGATTGGTGGTCTTGCTTTGCTTGTCTCAAAGACGCCTGCGACCGGCGTCGTGGGCGGTATTGACGCATCGACCACGATTGGTACGTTCTGGCGCAATACCGCGTTCAGTTCGGCGACCAATGGTGGTGCACCGGCAACGGCCGCTAACATCCAATCCTATATGAATCAGGTTTGGGTGCAGCAGGTTCGTGGTGCTGACCATCCGGACTTGATCGTCGCCGATAACAACTACTACCGCTTGTATCTGGAATCGCTGCAAGGCATTCAGCGTATCGGTGATGCCAAGATGGCTGATGCTGGCTATCAGGTGTTGAAGTACATGAATTCCGATGTCGTGCTCGATGGCGGCTTCGGTGGTGGCGCGCCTGCGAACACCATGTATTTCCTCAATACCGACTACATCTATTTCCGTCCGCATGTCGATCGTTTCTTCGCCCCGCTGGGCGATGATCGTTACGCCGTGAACCAGGACGCCATGGTTAAGCTTATCGGTTTCGCCGGTAACATGACCGTCAGCAACCGCCGCTTGCAAGCGGTCCTCTCGGCATAAGGAGAAACTATCATGGCATTTGTCGCTTACGATCCGATCTTAGGTGAAGTTGACCTGAGCATCGTTGACAACGGTGGCCCGGGTCCGTTCTCGATTCCGGGTACCTCTGGCGCAACCTATGGTCGCAATTCGCAGTACTTCGGCGAGCTGCGTGGCTACGATACGCGTCTTGGCGGTGGCACGTTCGTTTATGCCGCTTATGGTGCCACCATCGTCGCTGGCACGGTCGTTCAGTTCACCGAATCCCTGTCGGCTGCTGGCTTGCTGATTACCACGGCTACCGTATGGACGGGCACCGCTAATGCGGGCAATCCTCTGGGCGTCGCTGTAGCGGCCACTGGCTTTGTAGGTAACTGGGGTTGGTTTCAGGTCCAGGGTCCAGCCATCACGCAGGTTAGCGGCACGCCTACGGCTAATACACCAGTCTATTGGCAGGCCTCTGGCGTTGTTTCTGGTACTGCTGTGGCATCGAAGCAGATGCAAGGTGCACAGTTTGCTAGCACCAACGGCATTACGCTTGGCTCTGGCAGCTCAGCGCAGGTGCTGCCTAATACGCAGGCCGTCGTCTTGCTGCAATATCCGTGCGGCCAGGACGCTATAACATAAAATTAACATACTTACCCATGAGGCCCTCCGGGGCCTCTTTCTCTCACGAGGTGATTCATGCAATTTGCCGAGCACAAAGTAGATATGCCACGAGGCGCAACCGTTGCCATGGCTTCCACTGGCTCCGATCAAAACCTTTACGCCGAGTTTTACCTAGCCCCTAGTCTTCATCCAGATCCGGATTTGACCGAAGAGGCAGGGCGTCCGATTCATATCGACGTGCCGTGGATTCGCATCATGGTCCCGGGCGACCGCACCAAGCAATGGGATCGACCCGCTAAACTTCGTCCAGACGATCCGACGGATACGGGTCCGCTTGACCATCTTCGTTTCCGTGCGCAGTGGGATGCATTCCAGAACAATACGCGGGAAGCCGAATCGGGCTTATCCTTGGATAACTGGCCGCCGCTGAGCAAGTCCGAAGCCAATGCGTTCAAGCAGATGAACATCTACACGGTCGAGCAGTTGGCGGCATTGCCAGATAGTTCCTTGACATGGTTCGGCGGCCGTAAACGGCGTGATGAGGCAAAAGCGTGGATCGAATCGGCAAAGAATCATGCCGGCGAGGCAAAGCTCGCTAAACAAAACGAACAGCTGCAAGCCCAGGTGGATGCTTTGACACTTCAAGTCAAGGAACTTGCCGCGCTTGCTGGCACCGAGATTGAACCGGCCACAGGCAAGCGAAAGCCGGGACGCCCTCCCAAGGAGAGTTAACATGTCAGTACAGAAAAAGTTAAGCGGGTCCGGGTTCTCGCCATTGCAGGTCGTTAACATCATCGGCGACGTGGACCCCGCTGTGACGGCATTGGGTACGAATGCAGCCACCGCCTATCCCATTGGGGCCTGCAACACGTTGATTACCACCGCCGCATCAGGCACGGGCGTTATCTTGCCGCCCGGGACAACCGGGGCACCCAATTTCACGGGCTTGTTCGATGAGTACTGCATTGCCAATGAAGGTGCTAATGCCGTGCTTATTTATCCGCCGACCGGTGGCACCATCAACGGTGGCGCATCATTAAGTCTAGCGGCCGGGGCGCTTGACTATTTGACCTGCGTATCTACTAACGGATTGACCTGGATCAGCAAATAAGGACGTGCCGTGCAAAAATACACGGATATTGTCCTAGGCCAGAATGGACAGACGCTCCTTCCGCAAAAGGGAGCGAACGTTACTGTTCTCACCTATCCTGGCGGTGCAATTGCGGCCATCTATAGCGATAACGGCATTACAACGACCGCTAATCCTCTCACGACGGACGTTAACGGCCGATTTGCATTTTATGCAGCAAACGGCCGTTATTCGCTCTTGATTGCTTATCAGGGCGTCAGTTACAATCTGCAAGACTTCCCCTTAGAAGATGACCCGGCAAACGGCCAGACGACGGTTATCACAGGCGGGTCGATCGACAACACGCCCATTGGAGCAACGACGCCGAGTAGCGGCGCTTTTACCAGTCTTTCCGCCAGTGGAAATGTAAGCGGTAATGGGTTCATCGCGCTTTTTGCTTCACCGCCTGCGATTGGCTCGACGACAGCTAGCACAGGTTCGTTCACCAATTTGACGGCCACAGGGACGCTAACCGGATTTACCGGCCGTCTTATCAATACGCAGACGTTATCGGCCACCGGTACTTATAACAGTACCGCAGGAACCTCCTATGTGGTGGTGGACGTCCAGGCCCCTGGCGGTGGTGGCGGTGGAACGCCGGCAACAGGCGCAGGTCAAAGTGCCGTGGCGGGAGCGGGTGGGGGTGGATCATTTGCCCGGGCTAGATTCGCTACCGGCTTCACTGGCGGCGTCGCTGTCACTATTCCCGCAGGTGGCGCGGGTGGCGCAGCAGGTGCCAATGCGGGTACTGCGGGCTCCACAGCATCTTTTGGAGCCTTAATCAGTTGTCCGGGTGGAACCGCAGGTTCTGCCGGCTCGGCCGCATCGACGATTACACAGGCCAATGGATCGTCGGTTTCGTCAGCGCCAACGATTACGGGCGGCACCACTATTGTTTCTCTACAAGGGCAGGGCGGTGGTCCTGGCTATGTTTTGGCAGGCGGCTCGATAGTAATGTCTTCGCGTGGTGGTAATTCTCTTTTGGGCTTTGGCGGTGCCACGGGGTCTGGCGCTGCTGGTGCTGGTACTGGTTTTGGTGCAGGTGGCGGTGGCGCTGTTCAGCTCGCCGCATCGTCGGCCGCTGTGGCGGGGAGCGCGGGATCCAATGCGGTCATAGTTGTCTATGAGTACAGCGTATGACGATTGTCATCCAGCTTGGCGCGAATGCTCCCAATCCCATCAAGCTTACCCTGCTTCAGATGATTCAGCAGGCATGCGGTGAGCTAAGTCTTATCCAGCCATCGACCATCTTTGGCAATTCGGATCAGCAAATTGTGCAGCTTCTAGCCTTAGCGCAGCGCGAGGGCTATGAAACGTACAAGATGAGCACTAAGGATTACGGCTGGCAGCCGCTGCGCCGTGAATACTTGTTCAATGTCCAATCGACGGGCCTTATTACCGTTAGTTATACGCAAGGCTCTAACCTGATTAACTTCATCACCACGCCAGCCGTTGCGCCACAGGTGGGATGGGTTATCAGCAATTCGGGTGGATCGAACGCAACGGATTTCACTTATCCGACTACCATCACCGCGATCATTAGCTCAACGCAGATTCAAGTATCGACAACGGCGGAAAATACTAATACCTCAAACACCATGGCGATTGGTCAGGAAGCCTATGCGCTTCCTTCTGACTATGACCATATGACCGTTCAGACACAGTGGGATCGTGGATTTCGCTGGCAATTGCTGGGTCCGCTTGATCCACAAGAATGGCAGGTGCTTAAGTCAGGCATTAGCCCGACCGGCCCGCGCCGGCGTTTTCGTATCATGCAAAACCAGTTTTATATTGATCCTGTTCCATACGACAGTAATCAGCTTGTCTTTGAGTATTACTCACACAGCTGGTGCCAGAGCGTGCAGGGCCAGCCCCAAGGTCGCTGGGCGGCTGATAGCGACATTTATGCGCTGGATGATGACACGTTCATTCTTGGGCTTATCTGGCGTTACCGGATGGCAAAAGGCTTGGATTACTCCGAAGAGCGCACCATGTGGGATAACTCCATCTCCCGCTATAAGGGTCGTCAATCCAGCGTGCGCAACTTACCGACGAATGCACAGCAGACGGGCGTGCGTCTTCTTTCCAATGCGCAAGTGCCTGATACGGGATTCGGCTCGTGAGTGCAAAACTCATCCGGTTAATGAAAGCAAAGCGCTATGACGCAGGTCTAAAGGCGCTTGCTGGATTTTATGGGCTGCTGGCAAGTGATCCTGATGAGAGCACATGGGAAGAATACGAATCGCTGTCTCGTATGGCGTCGATCGCTTCGCTTGAATTGCGAGGCGATTGGGAAGAGGCAAGAATGGTTCGCGCACGCGATGCCATGTGGAGCGCGGCCAATAAAGCTATGCAGCGTGGCGAGATCGATTTAACCTTCTATGCAAACAAAGCCTGCAAGGAGGTAATGGGTGGCTCGTACTAATCGCGCCAAGACACGTACGCAAGTCTCCCAAACGACGACGATCCCTGCGCCGATTGGTGGATTGAATGCGCGTGAATCCATCGCTGCGATGCCTGCCACGGATGCCATAAGCATCAGCAATTGGTTTCCTTCCACCTCGGCCATTGTGGTGCGTAATGGTTCGGAGAATTGGGTCACTGGTTTTCCTGGATGGGTTGAAACCTTGGCGTGCTACTCACCGCCTTCCGGCACGCGCCAATTGTTTGCGGCGGCTGGCGGCAATATCTACAACGCTACCACGTCGGGCGTCGTCGGAAGTCCAGTCGTTACGGGCAATACGTCTAACCGCTGGCAGTTTGTTAATTACGGCAATCCGGCCGGATCATGGCTTTATCTCGTCAACGGACAAGATAGCCCGCAGCTGTATAATGGAACAGCCTTTCAGGCTGTGACAGCTACGAGTTCGCCGATCAGCATTACAGGTGTCACGGATCCTCTTATCAGTCTTATTACCGTGACGAACTTCAAGTCGCGGCTTTACTTCATTGCAAAAGGAACGTTTCACGTATGGTATTTGGCCGTCAACGCCGTGGGCGGAGCTGCGCAGCTCTTCGACATGTCCAGCCTCTTCAAGTTGGGCGGCTCGCTTATGACCTGCTTCCCATGGTCACTCGATACGGTCGCCGGTCCCCAGGACTATATGGCATTCGTGTCTACGGAAGGCGAGGTCATCGTCTACCAGGGGTATGACCCGACTCAGGTAGGAAGCTGGTCACAGCTAGGCACGTTCCGGATGGGGCGTCCGGTAGGTCGTCGGTGTTATTGCAAGACAGGTTCAGACGTAAGCATTATCTGTGCCGATGGTCTTATCCCGCTATCACAAGAGCTGTTGACGGACCGCTTACAACAGTCCATTGCCACGACGGATAAAATCCGTAACGCCATTCTGAGCGATTTTCAGAGCTATAACACCCATTTCGGATGGCAAGTCATTTTGCACCCGATTGGTTCAAAGCTGATCGTGAATGTGCCTCAATCTGAGGACTCCATCCAGTATCAGTACGTCATGAACACCATTACTGGGTCATGGACCGTTTATAACGGCTGGAATGCGGCATGCTTTGAATTGATGGGCGATCAGTTGTTTTATGGCACGAATGGCAAGGTCATTTGGTGCGATACCGGATCGACGGATATTGGCGTGCCCATTACCGCCTTTGTAGCACCGGCTTATTCCTACTTTGGCGCGCCGGGTCAAAACAAGCAGTACACGATGGCTCGCCCCACGATCCAGGCGGATGGCAGCATCGGCATTAGCGTAGCGCTTAGCGTGGATTACCGCGCCGTTATGCCCAATTCATCTTTAGCGCTGCCATCACAGACCGGCTCATCTATCTGGAATGTGGCCTCCTGGAATACGTCGTATTGGTCGCAGCTAGGCGTTATTCGGCTGGGCTGGGAGACGGTTTCGGGAGTGGGATATGCCGCATCACTCAATATGAAAACCATTTCCAGTGTCACTAACGTTAATCTGATCGCACTTGATTACACCTACCAGATGGGCGGTGTGCTTTGACGGCTATTTTCGATAGAGAAAAGGTCGGCGAATGGGTCAAGGAAAGGATTAAATGCGTCGATACGTGGGGCAATGAGTACAAAGCCATTGGCTGGGAAAGGAATGGTCAATTAGTATGTGGCGTGGTATACAATCATTACAGCGGCAATGATATTGCTATGCACGTCGCCGGTCGTGGCGTTTGGGCCAAACCGGAAGCCTTGAAGGTGTTTTTCGCCTATCCCTTCGAGCAATTGCAGTGCCAACGAGTCACCGCTTACGTCGCCTCAAAAAACGCTAAGTGCCTGACATTGGTGGATCGCCTCGGTTTCTTCCCGGAGGGTCGTTTAAGGGAAGGTTTACCAGACGATGATCTACTAATTTTCGGCATGTTGCGGCGCGAATGCCGCTGGCTACGGGGCTACTATGGGAAAGTCATCCAGCGAACCGTCAACACCTGATCCTTACACCGTTGCCGGGGCACAAACCCAATCCAACGAACAAACCGCCGAATTTAATGCGGCGCTCAATCGCTATAACCAAAATACGCCCATGGGTTCGTCCACATGGACTGAAAACCCTTATGGGCAGTGGACGAACCAGGAAAGTCTTACGCCTGCGCTTCAACAAGCGGCGGGCTCGCTTCAGTGGGGACAGGCTGAAGCAGGTAGCGCGGGTGCGCAGCAACTGCAAAACAGCATGGGGACATTATCCAACCCCCTTAACACGTCCAATCTCCCTGGCATTCAATCCTCGGTCAATACCAACTTTGGCAACCAAGTTAATCAGGCCCAGCAAAGCTCCTATAACGCTCAGGAGGCTTTACTACAGCCTCAAATGCAGCAGCAGCAGGAATCGCTACAATCACAGTTAGCCGCCGAAGGCGCGCCGCAGGGCTCGACAGCCTATAACAACGCCATCAATAACCAGGCGTTGCAGAACAATTTCACTAATACTCAGGTGGCGAACAATGCCGTGCAAACCGGCAACGCCATGCAAAATCAGTTGTTCGGGCAATCGCTGTCGGCCGGGCAATTTCAAAATCAGGCCAATCAGCAGGGATTGCAGCAGGATATTTCCTTGCAGGACCAGCCTATTTCAGTCTGGCAGGGTCTTCAAGGTTCAGGCATTCAGATGCCTCAGTTTAGCAATTCCGCCCAGTCCAATGCTTCGCCTACCGATCTGTCTAGCGATGTATGGAACGCCTACGAGGGCAATGTGAATTCAGCCAATGCCAGTAATGCGGCGAGCAATCAAGAAACCGGCGAACTAACCAGCCTTGCAGCGACTGCGGCAATGGCTTTCATGATGTATTGATTAGGAGCGTGTGATGTCAGTCGATCCCAGCGTAATGATGCAGATGCTAAACGGTGGCAGTGGGATGGGAGCTGGCGGTGTCGGCGGTCCCACGGGGATGAATCCCTACGCAGGCGCTAATCCCATGTCTTTCCCGCAGCAGGGGCTTGGCTCGAACATGAACCCTGCGGGACAGCCTGGAGCGCTTACTCAGCGAGCCGCTGCCGCAGGCCAGCCTAATGCAGGCATGTCAGCGGCTCAAAAAATGATGATGGCACAGGCGCTTATGCGCATGCAGCAGGGTTCGCCACAGGCTCCCGTCCAGCAAATGCAGCTCCAGCACGGCCAGAACACCTAAGAGGCTTCTATGGCTGATAATCCTTTCCCGATACTCCCGCAATATCAGGGAGACTATTACGACTTGCAGCGCAAGCAAGCGCTGGCACAGGCATTGCAAGGCATGGCGATGCAGCCAATGCAAGCGGATGAGTCGGGCTGGAATCAGATGCGTATGGTCCCTAGGGCCAGCCCACTCGCTTCAGTAGCGAAGCTAGGCCAAGCCCTATTAGGTGGCTATGAAGGTAATCAAGCTGTCCAGGCGCAGCGTCAGCTTGGTCAAGAACAATGGCAGGGCATCCAGTCCATGATGGGCGGTGGTCCACCACAGGGCTCAGGTTTACAGCAGGGCAATAATACGAGCCAGTCAGGTGCTCCCATGCCGCAAGGAGCGCAGTCTTCTGCGCAAGGTCAGCCTGGACAATCAGGACCTCAGCCCGCGATGCGTTCGCCGTTAAATCCTGCCGGGTTACCGCCTTCGGCAGCGGCGATGATGTATTACACCAATCCTTCTGACTACAACAAGAATTTAGTTGCGCCTTATTATGCGCCGACCGATGCTACAAAAATGGCCCTGCAAAGCGGATCTGACCCGGTTGCCGCCAATGCTGATGCCTTGCGCAAAGCCAATAACATTGCGCCGATTGAAGGGCGTGCGGGTGGGTACACAGGCACGCCTTATGTGGGGCAAGACGGTCAAATCCATTACAGCATGCAATATAACCAGCCTATCCCGCAGGGTGGCCAGCCTTTATATGACGCCAATGGGCGCGTAGCGGGCACGCAGGCGCTTCCTGGTGCAGCCGGCGTAGAGGGAGCCATGGCCGGTGCCAAGGCCGCTGGCGCGGCGGCTGGGCAGGCCCCTTATAACGTTATGTCGGGCTTTGACCCATCGACCGGTGCGCCGGTATATACGACGCAAGGCAATATCCTTGGCATGGGCGGTCAAGGAGGTCCACAAGGCGGTTCGTTCCCTGGCTATCGATCGCCCAATCAGCAAGGTCCGCAAAACCCCCCTGGGGTTGCCCCTGGCCTTCCTGCCGGCACAAACGACATGATTAAGGGTTTTGTAACTCGCAATCAAGCCGTTATGGATGCTGCGTCCACTGCGCAGCGGGATATTCAGGCGCTCCAGGAAATTAACCGCCTGTCTCAGCAAGCGCCGACCGGTGTAGGTCTGGAACGTAAGGGCTACATTGAAAGTTTGGCGAACGCTATCCCCGGCGTGAATATTAATTCCACGGATAAGGACGTTTATGACCAGATTTCCAAATACGTCGCCCAATCCGCTGCCCGTAACGGCGGTCGTTCGGATGCCGCGCTTGAGAACGCCATCCATTCCACGACCAACGGCGAAATGTCTCCCCAAGCGATTGGCCAATTAACACCGAATCTCATCGGCTTGAAAATGGCCGATATCGGCAATGCCAATGCGCGCCAGAACTGGCTTCAGTCGCATGGTAATTCGCCCATGTCGCTACAAAAATACGAGCAGGTATGGAATACAAGCTACAACCCGGACGTTTATAGGCTTCAGGCCATGCCTCCACAGCAGCAGGCACAATTTGTTCGTAGCCTATCGCCACAGCAAGCGCAGGCGTTAATGCAATCTCGTCAAGCGTTGAAACAGTTGGGAGGCTTGCCTAACCTTTCGCAGGTGCCGTAATGGCTGTCCAGGATTACACCGACCTTATTAATCAGGCTTCGATGCAAAATAATGTCGATCCACGACTATTGCAGGCGCAAATCCAGATTGAAAGTGGGGGCAATCCAGCGGCTTATAATGCCTCTACGGGCGCGACAGGATTAGGTCAGCAAATTCCAGCAACGGCTAAAGCGTTAGGCATTGATCCTACTGACCCGGCTCAATCGATCAACGGCATGGCCCGCCAAATGGCTGAGAATATTCAGCGATATGGCGATGTGGACAAGGCGGTTTTGGCCTACCACGGCGGTACGGACCCTCGAAACTGGGGTCCTAAAACACAAGATTATCTTCAAAAGGTATCTAACGCGTTTCAGGGACAACAAGTGCCACAGCAAGCCCCCCAGCCTGTCTCCAATGATCCTTTAGACCAGCTCTTGGCGCAGCAGGCAGCAGGGAAGAGTGCGCCTCAAGCTACTCAAGCTGCGCCACAGCCATCAGCCGATCCGCTCGATCAAATGCTAGCCCAACAGGCATCGGGTAATGTTCCACGTGGAACGAATTTAACGCCCACACCACAACCGCAGGCGCAAGATACCAATTCGTTAGGCATGCAGGATGTGCAGAACGATGAAAAACGGTTAATGCAATACGGCGGACTTGGCCGATTTGCAGCAGGCGCGGCACAAGGAGTAACGGATACCGGCCAATTCTTAGGGAAAGGAGCTCGCTTGGTCGGAAATACCTTGGGGTTAGTTCCTGACTCTGAGGTTGATTCTTATTTTAAGGCTGCCAATCAAGCCGAACAAACCTATGCACAAAATCGACAAGCTTCCATGCCGCAAAACCTATCCGGGCTTATCACCGGACAGAAGCCTGCCCCCGGAACAGATTGGGGGCGCATCGTTGGACAAGTCATCGGCCCGGGTGGTGTTGAGGCGGGCGTTGAGAAACTCGGCGCTGCCGGTGCTTCAGCTTTGGGGCGAGCTGGTTTACTTGATATAGCGCGATTTACTTCACCTGCGGCCCAGCGTGTGGCGAATGTACTATCGAATGCATATCGCGGGGCGGGAACGGCAGCTCTTAGCTCTGAGCAGTCTAACGCTTCTTTACCTAGTCAGCTTGGCATTGGTGCTGCAGCGGGTGCTGTTTTACCTGCGGTCTTGGGGCCTTTAGGGAATATTGCGGCTAAATACCTCGCCAGTGATGCGCCTGCCGTCACGAATGCCGCCGCGCCTATCCAGCAGACGATACAGAAGAATGCCGCGCCTATTCTCAATGCCATCAAGACAGATGCGCAGGGCGCTACGACCATCGATGCCAGCGCGCTTCCTAGCGATGTTCAGGACCTTCTAACCAACGGCCCTCTAAAGAGCCTGCCACCCGAGCAGCAGGCCCGTGTGCTTACGTATGGCGCGCTTGGGGTTAATAGCTATCCTGCCTCGGCCATTAGCCGCGATTATGGGACAACGGCGACTGAGAGTAATTTGGCACAAAACGTTGAGCGTGGACAACCTTTGCGCGATACGCAAAATGCCATGCAGCAGCAGTTATTGGCATCGGCCAATCGGGCGCAAAATGTGATGGGTGCTGCGCCGCAACCGTTCCCACAAATGGGCTCGACGATCCGAGGGTATTTTGCTAAGCAAGCAAACAATCTGGATGGGCAGATCAATGCCGCCTATCAAGCTGCCGACCAGCAGGCCGGTGGAGCGCCCCAAGTTACGACTAATCCCATTATTCAGTCGTTGCAGGCCAATCGATCACAGTTCCTTGCAAAATCCGAAGGCAAAAGCCTATTAAACGGCATTCGTGCGCGCTTACAAGACTTTAGCGGCGGACCGCCTCAAACACCCGGGACGCCTGTTATCCAAGACGCGAACGGCGATACATTGCTGTCCAGTGCCGATGTGCCGCCAAAGATGACGTTTACGGATAGCGAAAACTTCCGCAAATACCTTAACAGCGTTTGGACGCCTGAAAATTCCGGGCTGCTTGGCAAGATCAAACAATCAGTCGATCAAGCACAAGACTCTGCCGGCGCGGGGCAGATTTATCAGCAAGCCCGTGCGCTCAATCAACAGCGTGCACAAACCTTTGAGAACAATCCGGCCATTGCCGCGATGCTTTCTACGGCCAAAGGTGGGACGCCTCGCGTGGCTGATGAAAAGATCGTTAACAATCTCTTGAATACGCAAAGCGCTGATCAGCTCAATACCGTCATGGGTGAGCTGAATAAGACGCCAGAAGGGCAGCAAATCGCCAGCCAGTTGCGTGCCTCCGTGATGCAAAATGCGGTTAACAACGCAGTAGCTAAAACGCCTGGTGAAACAGGAGCGGGGGCATTCAGTGGGCTGAAATTCGGCCAGCAGCTGGATAAGATTGGCCCGAAAATGAATGTGCTGTTCAATTCGGACCAGCAGAACTATTTAGGCGCATTGCGTCGTGGCGCTATAGATCTGACAACCGTGCCGCCGCAACGGCCTGGATTCAATCCTCCCGGCACCGCTGCGCAATCACAAAACCTGATCGATACGCTTGCACCGCAACAGCCGCAAACCGTATTAGGCAAGATCGGTACGGCGGCGGCAAACAAAGCCCCATGGGCCGGCGCACTCATTGGCGGTGGTGTTGGGCACGCTCCTGGCGCGGCCATTGGTATGGGCGCGGGTGAATACCTGAAGGGTGCCGCAGAACGCAGTGCACAAAAGGCCGCAGATGAGGCATTAGCAGCGCGTGTTTCAGCAGCCTCTAATCCACTTAATGCGCTTGCCGGAAAAGGTCTCACACAGGCCGCTGCGCAGCAACAAGCCAGAGCCTTGATGGCCCAACGGCTACAACAATTATCTAATCTCGGCGGCGCTCTACAGCCTGCCAATGCGGGGTCGCCATGAGCTGGAATGGGTCGGGTCAATTCGTACGCAACTATTCGTGGGTCAATGACGCTGCGAATAACATCCCAATTACATCATCACGCGTGGATGCCGATACGAACGACATTACGGGCAATGGGTTTGGTAATACCTTGACCCGCGATGGACAGGGATCGGCTACATCTAATTTACCGATGAATGGGTTCAAGCATACGAACTGTGCGCCGGGTAGCGCGTCAACCGACTATGCGACGTTCGGTCAAATTTCTACGCTGGCTCCGTTGGCTTCTCCAGCGTTTACCGGAACACCGACTGCACCTACGCCAGCATCGGGAACAAACAGTACGCAGATTGCTACTACAGCGTTTGTTACCTCCAATTTCTTGAGCCTTTCGGGTGGGACGGTTTCGGGCACCATTACGATAGGTGGAAATATAAGTATGACCGGCACTATTAACGCCGGTGGCTCGATTAATGCAGGTAGCAATCTAACCACTGCTGGCAGCGTCATAGCCAACACAAACTTTATTTCTTCTAGCGGGAACGTCGTTTTAGCTCCCGGAACGTCAGGGGCCGTTATCGTTAGGCCAGGTGGCTCAGGTGTAACAAGCACTCAGTCTGTGTTTGATAACGGGGGAAATTTAAGCATCCCTGGCATTATCAATTTAGGTGGTAACGCTCAGCCCACCATTTTCGTTCAATCTGCTACGCCGACCGCTCGCAACGTCGGCGATCTTTGGTTCTTCTGATATGGCCTATAACCGCTGGTCAGGTAGTGCATGGATTCAGCTGACGACTGTTAGGCGTTGGTCCGGTTCGGCTTGGACCGCATTAGGCTTTGGCCGTCGATGGAGTGGTAGCGCATGGGTTAACTTTGGCTTCTTGTCAGCCAGTGTAAGTCCCGTAACCGCAAATGGGACGAGAAATACTAATCCTGTTATTACCTCGTCCGTTACCGTCACCGTTACACAGGGTAGCGGCACATACAGTTACTCATGGCAGCTAACAACGACTGGTGGGACAACTGTTAACGCGACAAGTCCAAACTCTGCAACAACGACTTTTCAGGCAACACTCAATAATACGGTTAATACGGCGACCTTTACGGCCTTCTGTAATGTTACCGATACCGTTACAGGCGCAACCACCTCGACCAATATGTGCAGCGGCACGTTGACATACACAGGCCCCTAATGGATACCTTAGAAGCTACCGAAATCGCCGCGATCCTTATCAAGCATTGGGAGGGTTGTAAGTTAACCGCCTATCCCGACCCTGATACGGGCGGTGCGCCTTGGACGATTGGCTATGGCGCTACGGGTACAGGCATTTCAGAGGGAACGGTATGGACGCAAGAGCAAGCCGATAACGCGCTTACGCTTCGTCTTGCGGTTCTGTGCAATGAGATATGCCCTCATATCACCTTCGCTGTAACAAGTGAAGAGTTAGGGGCCATGCTTTCGTTAGCCTATAACATAGGCGTTACAGCATTTCTCAATAGCTCACTGTTGACATTTATCAACGCTGGAAATGTGAAAGATGCTGCTGATCAGTTTTTACTTTGGGACCATGATAACGGCAAAGTGATTGATGGACTTCTAAATCGTCGGGAGGACGAACGGCGCGTATTCTTAGGAGGCTCACCATGAGGCTAGTCGATAACTGGAAAACTTCATGGAAGTGGTACAGCACGCACGTTACGGTTGCGAACGGTGCCATTTTGGCAGGCTGGACACAGTTCCCGGATGATCTAAAAGGTCACTTGCCGCATAACTTCATCATCTGGCTGGCGGTCGTCTTATTAGGCGCTGGCTTATTTGGCCGTATTATCGACCAGAGTCGATCGCCATGAACCTTGTCCCGCAGTCGGTTTGGGAATACCTCGCCATATCCGCTATAGGCGTCTTAGTCACCATCATAGGATGGTATGCGCGCAACACGCGTGAAGACCTGAAAGAAGTGGAAAAAGAGCATGAAAAGTTAAAGGAATTCGTCTTTACAAGCTTTCATCCTAAAGCCGACATGGACAATTTGCTTACCGATATCAAGGAAAGCGTTAGAGACTTGCACAAAAGGTTCGATGCACTACTGACCCATATAAAGGGATAAGGACATGGAGCTTTCAGGGGATGAAATCGCAAAGTTACAAAGCGCCGCCGATACACTATATGCCGCTGCTGATCGCTTGAACCCCGTGACTAACGCATCCACCAAAAGTGAGTCTAGCGTTCACATCAATGCAGGCGGCATGGGTCTTTGGATAGCCTCTACGTGCTGCATTATCATGTTCATCATGTTTGTATCGTTCTTTGTCGGAGCCTTTTTCTATGTATCGGATGAACGTGCCGAGATAAGAGAAATGCATAGTAAAATGACCACGATGCAATCGTTTTTAGATGCTATCTATGTTCAAGCACCACAGTTAAAGCCAAAGGATAAAAGTTATGAGCCAGCCGCCAGTGATAATCGTCATCAACCCCACCCCGCATAGTCAGGTTGAGCCGCACGAAGTTCAGTTGCCATCAGGGATGAGTAAGAAGCAAGCATTGGCATTACTGCACTCTGCAAGTGAGGCTATAAGCCATGGCACTACTACTTAAATTGAAGGGTTGGATAGAGGCACTCGGCGCAATCATCGTGGCCGTTCTAGGTGCATTTTTAGTCGGCAAATTCAAGGGAAGCTCAGCGGAGAAAAAAACCGTTGAAGTCGATCAGGCTAAGGAAACGGCCCAGGCGATCCAGAAGCAGACCCAAACGCGTCAAGAGGTTGATTCCCATGTTTCCGATCTTCCTATTCCAAAGCCTACCGTCCCGCCTCCGATTACGACGCCCACGACGGCTCAGCCTATTGGTAATGCTGATCCTGCTAGTGCTGCCGGGGTGTTGCAAAAAGATTGGCGTGAAACCTGATCCATGCACCGGGTTTTCGGCGATCTATGTCCATACCGGCGATGTTCTTTCCGATGCCACGGCAAAAGAAATACTTTCGCATGATCTGTACGGGCAGAAGTTGTGCGGATGGAAGCACCCATGAGTACCGGCGACAAGACACCCGATAGCGCGCTATCGAAAAAGAATATCGACGACACCATTACGTCGTTAATAGACTCGGTAAAGATCGATTCTACCCATTGGGTGCCTTACTTGGGCGGCTATTCGAAAAATTGGGCGAAGCCTGAAGTCTTTTTCGATGCTCGCTTCCCCGACACGCTGAAAGTCGATGGTAAAGAGCTTATACCGCAACGTTACATTCTTATTCATGAATGTGTTGAGAAATGTTTGATGGATGAGCTAAACATGTCATATGAACATGCGCATGATATTGCCACGTCCGCCGAACGTTCAGCCGTTGAGGCCGATGGCTTTACATGGGGGCGCTACACGGATGCGTTAAAGCCCTACATCAATGAAGCGATCAAGAAGCCTGTGAATCTTGAAGCGCCTAAAGACCTCGATTTATCCCCGTATGAGCAAGAGCATGCAAAGGTAATCAAGCAACTGGAACAGTGATGGACGGCAGGATGCCAGGGACGGCATCTCCCCCAGTTAAAGCCGTATCTCAAGCATTAGCACATCCGAATCCGTCATCAACGATGGATCATGCATCGCGTCGTACCGCGTAGGTGGCCGGTAATGCTCATAGGACAACGTGTAGCGACCTTTCTTTAGGTAGAAGCCACTATCTACGCCAAGTCGCCAGGAATGCGGCGTAGAGCCGTAAAGCGTGTGCAGCGATCCGCCCAACCCATTTGACCAATCATAGATGACCTCATTCCAGTGCGGCTTATACGGGAATAGACCATAGTTATAGCCGACCTCAATGCCGTGGAACTGGATATGCGGCGCAAGCGATAGGTTGAATCCCTGATCTAGTCCGTGACCCACATAGCGCGCATTAGGGAACCCCGGATTATGGTTAATCTCTTTGTGCAGCGCATCACTATAGTTCGCATCGGACGTGCATTTGCACCACGATGAAGCATGGCCGATATCGACATAATCGGCATGCCAGTCTATGCCCCAGCTATCCGATGTGATAATCGGTCCTGTTAAGCCAAGTTTGAATGCTGAGCTATGCAAGTTAAGACGATGCGGCATGCCAAGCTGATACCAAGTGCCATCGGGATACACGCGATAGCTTGATTCCCCTATGCCAATTTCCGGACGAATATCAGCATGTGCAACGGATACAACAAGAAGCAATGAAACTGCGATAAAGCATTTCATAAATCCCCTTTGTAACTGGCGAAGGGCCAGTTTTGGTGTTACTTATCCCCTATAGCGCGGCGTAGGCTGATAATGCTTCGTGTACACGACTATCCTGCCATACATCATCATCGCGCATCCTTCTAATATCGTCAGCGGTGTATTTGCTCATGACTTGGAATACTCATCGATGATTTTATTAAGCTCATCAGTCACAGGATCGAACATGTCTGAATCAACCATACGATCACGTAAATCCATAAGCATCGCAACAGGAACATAGCCCTTACGTGCAGCTTGCCAAATATCCCAACAAAGCTGAACCCCGTATTCTCGATAATTGTTAGGCCATGAATATTCATCACTTCCCCTAGCGCTGCCTCGAGAGCAGCTCTAACACCTGCTATTTGATGTGGATGAGGGCCGCTTGATTTAATCGCATTGCAATATGCCTTGGCAGCAAAAAGTACTATCTCGTCCCTCACCACCCTGCGCTGCTGCCTTTCGGCAAGGAGATATTCTATGACTTCAGCACCATCGTCCATAAAGTCATCCATATAACCGTATTCGCCATCGGTATTTTTAAAGCGATATCGCAACTTTTCGACGATGCGTTTAATCTCATCATCCGTATAGCTATTCGCATTGGTGGTCATGCAATCACCTTTGTCTGCATTGGACACCTTGAATTGCAGCAGTAGTAGCCTTCCACTTGATAAACATCCCTTCCGCATTGACCGCATACAGCGACGATAGGATTCGACTCAAATGGCTTATGGTCCGGCAACCTCGGAATGAGTGGAACGCCAAACTCTTTTGCGCGATCTTCTGGCGTTTTCATCTACTCACCCTCCCGTTTCGGCGCTACCGGAGTAGCTTGATAAATCCGGTATCCGCGTGACGACGGATTGTTCGCGCAGTATTGCTCTGCGAAATAACGGCTACTGAATAAAAAAATGGCCGTGTCTGCCTCGTTATTCCCCGTCATTACGAACCATTTGGTTTCTGACATATCGCCGTCTGGCACACTCACCCTCTGCGCCACAAGCTGCGATGGAACCGATAGATACACCTCAACACTTCCATCATCTTCGGTAAGCTTAGCTAGCTCCGGCGACACAAGTAGAATTTCGCCTTCTACCAATCGATCTCCACCTATGCAACTTTCTAGGTACTGGTTGCCGTCATTGTCGTAACGCACTACTGCGACAGCTTCCACCATGATCACATCCGCTGCCTTGCGTTTTTCGGCGGCGATGCCTGCACACCATCCCTTCCAAGAGTCATCGACATCATCGTCAAGATAACCACCAACATCATTTCGCGACGGTACTTCACCAGCGTTTTCGACAGCCCACCACGCTTCAAAATCCGCCCGCATCGCATCCAGCTTTTCCGCTTCTTGGTCGTTGTTCATTCAAACTCTCCCGGCAGCATGTCGCGAACCGGCCGCACGAAACACTTGTAGTAGCGGTAGTAGAGGTCGACGTAGCCGCCGCTGAAGTTGACGACCCAGAGGAGGCCCGAAGACCGCGCTTCGGGCGTACGCGTCCACACATAGCTAGCGTTGCTCTTGAACACGTTCGTATCGATGCATGGGTTGTGCTTCGACAAGTCACGGAGCGATTGCAGCTCGTCCTGGTCGGGCAGGCGCCAGTCTGTAAACCCACCGAGACGGCACTCGCCGGCATACTTTTCCGCGTTCTCGAGCGTGAGTTCTTTGGCGGATTCGTCTGCCGACCACATCACGTTGAGCTTGTGGTCGAGCACGTAATCTTTGCGCAGCTCAAAACGCGGACGCACTGACGGTTGCACTGGCGTAGGGTTCGGCCGGTTCAGTGTGATGTGCAAGTTGTCGATATGGATAGTTGTCATTGCCCCTCCCAAGTCACCGCGTCAGCTTTACCTGTCAGGCACAACCATGCCGCCGTGATGCGAATTTTCAGGCCATACAATCCTCTCAAGACGTATGGACGCAACGGCACATATCTTCCATCAATAAGCACCGAAGTTTGACGAGAAAAATGTAAAAGTGAGTCGACTGAGTAAATCATTTCGTCAGCTCCGCCAGTAGCGCGTCGGCATGCTCTACAGCCCGGTATGCCACCTCTATAGTGTATGGACACATATTTATTGAGGCAGCTAGTAGGCCCTGCATCGCCATCCATGCATAATGTTCGCGCAGCGTCATGCCCTCATATGCAGGGATTTGACTGTCATTGATAGAAATCGGAAATGCTTGTTTAGACTTATCCATCACACTGCCTCCCGCAACAATCGCAATAGGTCGTCGCGTTCTGCTATCCACGCCGCCGCCTCCTCCGCTGCCGACAGCGCCGCCGACCGCGCCGCCTCCGCCGCCTTTTCAAAACTCACATCACACACTTGACCGCCGATCTCTGCTTCATGAAAGCGCCGTACTTGCATCATTGCCGCAATTACTTGGTCGATGATATTGTCTATACCATGACCTTTATTTTTAGATTGCAGTGCAATCAATCGATCAATACGACAGATAGCTAACCTATGTCGAACCGGTTCCAGATCGACACCGACAGGAATAGCTTCACGCAAATCAACATGGAATCGATTCCGCGTACCCTCAGGCAATCCTTCAAACATAAAATCTGACAGCTTTACTAGCCATTCCGGCCATCCAGCTGAATCAGCGACCGCTGCATGGTAATCAAGGTCCTCAGGGTTGATGTCGTGGTCCATGCACCCGACGCTACATGCCTTGAAACCATTATCATCCTCCCCGTACGTTCCAGCTCGCAGCATGTCCGCATCGTAATGATGCTTAGCAAGACGCACGTGAAACTCTTTGACCTTCGGGTCATTGTGATAGCTAAGTGTCATGATTCTTTCTCCACGAATTTTACGACATGACTGCCTTTTGCTTAGCTGTAGGTATTGCAGTAATTCTCCGCTTCGGTTTTTGTTAAAAAAAATAGCCGGAAATCCATTAATAAGTGTTCCCTCACGCACGAGGCCGAATAAATGCAGCGGCTCAGGCTTGATGCGATAATCGACGCCGTTCGTCCATGTGGGACGACCAATATTTACCCAGTTACCGTCCATGTCTTTAAACTGCACATCTTTTCCATCCGCATACTGCTGGATGATCGGAAGTAGTTCACGGGCTCGTTCGCGGTTCATGGGCGCTTCTCCAAAGTATTTCTCCAGTCAAAGTTGGCTATAATGGCTCTCTTAAAAAGGCCAGTGCTTGCCCACAATTCCCATCCAATAATTGCCCGATGCTTCCTCTCATGCCAATACCAATCACCATTTTCATCACATGTCAAATAATTAGCAAAATAAGGCGCGTCTTTCCAATCAGGTTTCATTCCGATTCCTCCCATACCGTTTTCTTAAGATACGTCTTAGCCGGATGAAATAACGTGAACTGCGCCACGGTTTCGAGACTTTGCAGATGACTTATTTTGATCGCGCAAGCTTCTTCATCCAAGACCTTTAACAACTGATCTTGCTCACCTGCTGCGGCGTACTTTACTTCGATGATGGCGTAACACATGTTTTAGCCTTTTGGTAAATGATTACGTAAAAAATCGCGCTCCTTCGTAGTGAATACCCCTCCTTTACGTGGGGAGCGCCATAGCAATAGTTGCTCATCTCTAGGTATTTCATTCCATGCTTCGGCAATGGCGTAGGCATCAGGTTCATCGCTATCAAAACATGACTTGATATAAGCGATTGACTTATAGCAACGCCCAACAGCAGCCTGATGTAAAAGAAGCCGCACATCTTCGCTTACGTCATCGACTGGAATAAGAAGCATCAGAAGGGGATATCGTCATCGTCAAAGTGACGGCCATCGCTTCCAGCATGTGATTCGCTAGCGGTTGGGTTAGCCGGTTGAATCTGAGATTGAATCTTTTCTTGCAACCACTTAGGCAGGTTATCAAATCCCTCGCCCGTATAATTGTCATAGAAGACGAGCTTGTTCTCAGCTTTAGGAACATCCAGTCCTTTAGGCAAAGCGCCGATGCTTGCAATGTTGGAATAGGGCTTACCTCCAACATCCGCTTCAATCACCGACAGCATGCACGCCTTACCAAGTACCGCAGAGACGTCGAACAATGCGGCCTCAGCATCTGTAAAAGAGCGTCCTCGCCACCCCTCTAAATGCTTACGCAAAGTGGCCTTTTCATTCATCGAAGCGGTATAGAACCTGCCAATTATTAGAGGCCCCTCCATTTCCTTGCCGTCTTTCTCGTAAGTAATACGTTCGGCAGGAATCTCAAAACGAATGTAGAGCTTGCGTTTCGGAGAGGGGAAACTTTGTGAGCCGGGCTGCAACCCACAATCAGCCACCAAGTTACATACTGCGATATGCGATCCGGCTGGTGCGCGTTTGAAATCGCGGCCGCCCCCGCTTACAGGTAAATTCAACATATTCATGTCCTTTCATTAGTTAGTGTGATGTGGCATGGACCAACGCCCCCATGCCTAGGCGGATAGCGCCTTCATAGGATCGCTATCTATCCCGGTTAGCAACTGGAGCTAACCCATATCTTCTGATGGAGATGGCGCAGCTTGCTCTTTGGCATACTGCTCACCTTTAGAAATAGTTGAAATGTTTGCCCGGTAAAAACCACGCCAGTAAATGCGTTCGTTTCGCTTAGCCAATTCCATCTCTAGCCAATGCATCAATTCCTGTTCGCTCAATTCTTCCAGTGCTAAAACGGCCATTGATGCCTCCAGAATACAAAGTACTCGAACAAGGGGATGATTGATCCTAAGGCTAGCCATAGATACCAGTAGCGACCTAGTTCTCGTTTCATTGGATTCATTTCGGCGGCTCCGGTAAATATGGCGTCCAACCCCTAAGATCGTCATACATCGGAGCACGCGTTATTTCATGGGCTGCGTAGTGCGTGCCTAATTCATTCCTTAAAACGATGCACGGCTTTAGGTCGCCATCCTTCATCCAGCCGCGAAACAGAAAACCCTCTTGATTCGGAATATCGCCGATACCAGTGTAAAACTTAATAACTCGGACCGATTCGTGCATATTGGTCATCATCGAATAAGTCCTCTTGGTCATCCAACTGTTCCGCCGCCGCTTCCCATGTGATGTTATGAAGATGATCGGAAAGTATCTTTATGGATTCCTCCCAATATTTTTCGTCATCTGGATGATTGACCGACAGGACGGTACGTAGTGCAACATCGATAATCCGTGCCTGTAAATGTTCATCGCAAGAGTCATCGATTAGGGATTTAAGCTTGTCGATATCCTTGAGCATTCCTTCCTGAATCGACTCGATAGATAAATAACGCGCCGCGGCTGCGGATGCGTCGGTATCTTCCCAATCTAAGTTCGTGCCTGTGCGTGCCATGTCATTACTCCACTAAACCGCCGTCGCCTTTGCCGTAGCCGTAGCCGCCGTAGCCTTTGCCGTCGCCGTCGCCGTCGCCGTAGCCGCCGTTGCCGTAGCCGTAGCCTTTGCCGTCGCCTTTGCCGTAGCCGTAGCCGTAGCCGCCGTAGCCTTTGCCGTAGCCGTCGCCGTCGCCGTAGCCGCCGTTGCCGTAGCCGTAGCCGTAGCCGTCGCCGTCGCCGTCGCCGTAGCCTTTGCCGTAGCCGTAGCCGCCGTAGCCTTTGCCGTCGCCGTCGCCGTCGCCGTAGCCGCCGTAGCCGTAGCCGTAGCCGTAGCCGTTGCCGTCGCCGTCGCCGTAGCCGTCGCCGTCGCCGTTTGCGCCTAATTGAATCCAGCCTTCCTTGGCGTATTTAGAAGCATCTCCGGAAATAACGCGTACTTTATCGACAAAAGACAAAACGCCATCGATACATGCGCCAGCATCAAGCACATCAACCACGGTTACGAGTGGCTTGTAATTGAACCATGCGTTCATTATGCCGCCTCCCATGCAACCGTGGCTGCATCGGTCACTTCGAAAACGGCAGTGACTTTACGCACATCGATATCGGCGCGTGCGGAAATATTGCTGCTCTTTGTTGGGCCAGTTAAAGCAAGTTCCATAACGCCCTTAGTCGTGCCCCAACGAATAGCCATACGAGCTCCTTTAAGTTCAATTTCAGTGCCTTTGGTGTTGTACGCATATCCGAAAAAAACACCACGATGTTCGGTGCAGACAATAACGGGGCGAAGCGATTTCTTAGCGACCATTTGATCCTCTCCTGTGAAGTCGGCGGGATGCCGATGGGGAGATAGTGCGCCCGTCAAATGTTCCTGTCAAGGGATATTTCACCCCTTGTGAAAAATAATTGCCGGTGCTAGCCTACCTATGAACCTTGCATAGAAGGCACCGAAGTGGACTTAAAAACATACCTAAGCAGCAAAGACGGCAGGCTTTCACGGGAAGGTAAGGAGATAAAACGGATCGCACGATTATGCGACACGCAGCCGTTTTATGTGTATCAAGTGGCGTTGAATCATAAGCAGCCATCCCCTGAGTTTGCCGCCAATCTTGAATATGCGACGGCGGGTGAAGTAGACCGCCGTGTAACCCTTCCGCAGTTCCCTTGGGATAAGCCTAGGAGAAAGTAATGGGAATGTTTGAAGAAATGAATGCTTGTTCGGGACTTGCCAAGGCGATTACAGGTCCTGCCGTTGAGGTCGGCCCAGAAGGCCAAGAACGCCGCTATCGAGGCTGGGGCGAAGCTGCGTACGCCTATCTATGCCGCTACGCCAAAGAGCATCCATCAGGCTTCACCACGGAGCTTGTACGAGCCTGGGCGGCGTCTGAAGGACTTGAGGACGATTCACCCTCTGCATGGGGCGCTGTAGTTCGAAGGGCGAAGAAGAACGGTGTTATCGAATTCGCGGGCTACGAGCAATCCTCGAATGCTTCGCGGCATCTCAACATGGTCAGAATTTGGAGAGCTAAGAAATGAACCTCTATTTCGTCTGCGCCGTCTTCTTTGTCGCTGTAGGCTATTTCCTATGGCTGATCTTTTCGGATTGGGACTCATGATCCGCACCTTATTCGCCACCTCGGATACAGCCAAGACGATTAGCTCATTAACCGCTACGCATATATCCGGCATGCTGCAAAACACCCGAAAGGTGCGCATCCGTATCGATGATGGCGATATGCGCAATAACGGCCAAAATGATCGGCTATGGGCGATGCTTTCGGATATATCCCGTTATCTTCACTGGCGCATCAATGGCGAACTAACTCTGCTTACGGAGGAGGATTGGAAGCACATTCTGTCCGCAGGCTGGAACAAGCAGACGCGGATCGCTGCCGGGCCAGAAGGAGGATTAGTCATTTTGGGCGTACGCACTAGCAAGATGAAGAAAAAAGAAATGTCCGAATTCCTCGAATACATTAAATGGTTTGGTGACGAGCACGGGGTCAAGTGGAGTGCTAATGACCAAGTCTGAAAAGCGCCACATGGACCGCGTAGGACGTCTTCCTTGCGGCGTCTGTGGCATCGAAGGGGTAGAGCTGCACCATATCCGGGAAGGCCAAGGAATGGCGCAGAGAGCATCTAACTTCCTGGTCATACCGCTATGTCCTGGCTGTCATCGAGGACCGAACGGCTTACACGGAGACCGTGCCATGTTCAAGATTCACAAGGTCGATGAATTGGACGTTCTGGCTCATACGATAGAGGTACTTTACGCATGAAACCTGAGCCAACCCGTAAACGTATTCGCATGGCTTTAAAGCTAAAGCCGATGACCTGTGTCGAGCTTGGCAAAGTCTTATCGCTGGATATCTGGACTATCCGCAAGAACTTGGCGTTGATGGATGTGCCGCGCACCGGCCTACATTCGACCAAGGGCCGTCCTTTTATTATTTACGGAGCGATGAAATGAAATACGTATTCGCTTTCATCTTTGTTGTCGTCGCACTGGGTAGCCTCTTTGTCGGAGCGGTATGGCCTGGGATCGTCTCGCTGATGCTTTCTTATTGCTGCATTAGGGGTACTCCATGATGTTCTATTTCGCTTTGGCGCTTCTATTCGCAGGCCATTTCTGGTGGGGACTGTTGGCATGTGCTATCCATTACACGATTGAAGAAAGCCAAAGAAAATGAGGAGGGCGGCGCGTGTCGATTCAAATCATGCCGAGATTAAGGTGGTATTTGAAAAGCTCGGATGCTTGGTTCTGGACCTTTCTCGCTGTGGAGATGGCATACCTGATTTGCTTATTGCGGTGAATGGCCGCTGGATGCCCGTAGAGGTCAAGGATGGCAGAAAGATAGCTTCGGCTCAGAAGCTCACTCAGGCGCAACAGGAGATTCATAGTGAGGCGGCAGAACATGGAAGCCCTATACCTGTAGTCAATAGCATAGAGACAGCCATAGAGCTTGTGCGGGGCTTGAGAGGCAACTTGTAAGGATTACTTAAAAGTTCAACCCGAGGAGGAAAGCTATGAACTGCTACAAAAAAGTAAGCTGGGATAATTGCCTTTGGAAGCCGGAGCATTTGCGGTCTATTGCAAAGTCTTCCGGGCCCATTCCTTGCGTTCCGCAGATGACTCAAGCTCAAACTGATGCAGCGAATAGAATATCTATTAATTTTGCGGCGCAAGCATCCCACAGGTTTAGCCCTCCTGGAACAATTCCAAGCTGGGTAAAGAAATCCAACAAGCCATGAAAATCCCACCTGCCGGCTGGCACAACTCGATCCCGCCAAAGGCTAGTAATTACCTCGTCTTGGACTGGGGCTATTGGATCGAGCGCATTGCCTACTGGACGGGTGAGTATTGGTTAGTCGATAACAAACGCTGGCATATGGACGCTATTGCACTGTGGCGTCCGTTGCCGGTTATTCCACCTAGACAGAGGAAAGATGATGACCAGCGAAGTGACCTTTAAAGAAGTTATACAGTACGAGGTATTAGTGAACGGGATCGTTTGTTTTACTACCAGGGATATAACGGAGGCTGATCGTCTGATGGGGAAGCTGCGAAAAGCAATCCCAGATTGCATTCAGCCAATAGAAGATGAGCCTAAAAAGGCCACGATGAAACATGACCTTAGAGAGTCTTTAACTATCAAGCATGGATAATTTCACGTTTGATTCGACTCAAGATATTAGCCGGCATCCTGTAATCATCGAAGCACGCAATAAGTATTGCGAAAGAGAGCGGCAACGCAAACTTATCATTGATACGTTTTATGAGCTTGCGGCTGATGGCTATAACGAGCTCGCTGGTAAATATCTCTCTGCCGCGTTGAGTATCCCTTCGTTTACACAAAGGCTTTAACCCTAATTCACTTTGGAGGTGGTGTCGGTAGCTTTTAAGAAGCGTACACAAGAAATACACAAACCCTTGACGTCACTATGTACGGTAGCGTACAAAGAAAACGCCAGCGGTGCGACGAAACACCCTGGCGTCATGACCTTCGAGATAGCGACTCGATAGGATTTGGGCCCACATGGTGGGCATCCACATCTTCTCCGCTCTCATCCCCTAGTGTCAAGACGCCAACGGAAGCACTGCGGGTAGTGTCAGGCCCTGTGCAAGCTAGGGCGGCCTATTGGGAGCATTTGTCGTCCGTAGGTCGGGTTGAACGAGAACGCACTTAAAGAGAGTTCTCGGGCGCATAGCGACGGCTGGCTCCAGTGGGGCTTAGCTTGCTCCTCTGACTTCCAATGGGGGTTAGGGGGGCGCTTTGCTCCGGCTCTCACCAATGGGGCTTAGTAAAGATCAAGAGCTAAAGGAGATAGGTATGGATAACGAACTGATTGTAGAGGTCCGAACAGCAACAAGCTGTGAAGCTTACTTAGGATTTACAGCGCTTCCTTCTGACTGGAAAGGGAGAAAAGTAAAGCTATTCCTAATTGATGACCAACAACCTCTTTTTGATTAAAACCTAGACCTACCTTTTTGGCAGGAGATTTTATGACTCAAGATCAAGCAACAATCGATTATTGGGAAAGCAAGTTCAAGGCGATTGAGCTTAGGCATAAGCTCTGACAAATAATGCTTGAAACCCGTCAAATCTAGGTGTACAAAATGTCTGTGGCATCGGCGACTGATCCGTGTTTACCTTTAACTCACCCCTAAAGGTTCCCGCTGTGAAGCGCTTTTGACGGACGTTGCTTAAAACGGTCCCTACTCCTTTCTCGTGTTGTGTTGTTGCAACGAACAGGCCGATGTCACCCACTTATGGTTTTTAGCCGTCACCGCCTTAACTTCCGCCAGCGTATGGGCTTGAGGATTTATTACGCCCAGCGCGATTGGTGGAAATGGTGGAAAAGGATACTCAGTCGATGAACGGGTTCTTTTGTGCGTTAGGCGCTGTCGAAATCATCGTTTGCCTTGGGTTCGTCTTATCCGCCTTGGATAATCGGCGCATCCGCAAAGAACAGCGTTATGACGGCTGGGACGTCTGGAGAGATCGAGATGGCATTTGATCCGTTCACCGAAGGCCGAAACGCCTATGCTTCCGGCGAGGTTCGCTCGATGTGCCCTTATGGCGTGCTTGCAACGCACTCAGAGACGCTACAGCGCGAAGATTGGCTCAAGGGCTACGACGCAGCCGAGGAGAGCGATCTTAAGCTCCATGGCGTTTCTGGTTCGTTCTAGGGCCATTGTAGACAATCAGCGCCTTTGATATGGTGAGCCGAACCTAGGATTGATGATGGCCGACCTAAAAGCCAAAACGCGTAATGCTCTCCCGAAATCTAACTTCGGGCTGCCCGGCGAGCGTAAATATCCGATGCCGGACAAAAGCCACGCCGCGAATGCGAAAGCTCGCGCTACGCAACAGGTGAAAGCTGGCAATCTCTCGGAAAGCTCCAAGACTAAGATTGACGCCAAGGCCAATCGCATCTTGCAGTCTGGCGCTTACCCTCCTAAATCCAATACGCCAACCTCTGGCGGCTATAAGGGGCCATCCCGTGGCAAATAAAGACAAAGCTAACGGCACGACGCAGCCCGATGGCTCACGCTCGCCGTATGAAGACTCCAAGAGCGAGAATAAATCCTCGTCGTATCCGAAAGGATCCATGCCCGGCCGTGGCGGTTATCCGCCTAAGGGCGATCCGTGTTCCGGTGGTTATCCCTCCAAAAGGAAAAAGTCATGAAAGAATCACGCAAAGACGATATGGAACGCGGCAAGTCCAAAGGCATTGCCCCGCGTACGCCTGAAAAGCCCATGCCCGGCAAAGGCTCCGCCAAGCAGCCTCAAGGCGCAGGCAAATTCGATGTAGAACGCGATCCTTATGGGAAGAAAGTAAAATGACCCCTGTTGAAACCGAACAGGGGCGCATGAGTTTGTGGGACAAGGCGCTCACGGCTACCCTTAACATGGGTAAGCCGATTGAAGAGGCGATTCATGCGGCTGAAAAAGCCGTGGATGCCTTTGAAGCGCGGTTCCACGCGGATCTAGTCAAGTTCAGGAAAGAGCTTGGCGGCGTACAGGCCAAGGAGACCGAGCCCAATGCCCATGAACAGTCCAACACCTAGCCAGCCCGGCTGGTACTGGGTCCAGAATCAAGCCAATCCCACGCCTACGATTGTTTATGTGAATCAGGTTGGCTATGGCGCATCGACCATTACTCCGGCATTGGTCGTGCAGAACTGGACGCTAGATGGAACTGAGAGTTGGCAAGGGCCTTTACAGCCCAATTGAACTTTGTAGTACATTAAATCTGACTGAGACTTCAGCGACAGATATATGGCAGCCCGAACACTACGCCCTAAGCACAGCGATGAGATACGCGCCAAGATACAAGCGTCGATGCTTATCAATGGGCTACATGACCATTTCACGGGTAAGCGTGAACTTAGCAATAGTCAGATTAAGTCAGCTGAGATTTTGTTAAAGAAATCAGTACCCGATCTCAGCTCGGTTGAGATGACCGCCGATGTTGAGCATAAGGGTGAGATTGGCATTCGTCCGCAGCTTAGCCGTGAAGAATGGTTAGCAATTCATAAGGGCAAGTAATGTGGTTTCCTCAGCCCGGACATCAGCTCGCAGCCTTTGAAGCCGACTGGTGCCCGGACCTTTTTTACGGTGGTGAACGCGGCGGCGGTAAGTCCGATTTTCAGATCGGCTACCAGGAAGACGGGGCACTCCGGTATGGCTCAGCCCATCGCGGAATCATGTTTCGCAAGACCTATCCAGAGCTTGAAGAGCTTCAAAGCCGAGCCATGGAGGTATTCCCCGCCGAAGGAGCGTTTTATAAGACGCAGCCCAGCGCGGACTATCCCTTTAGCAACTGCTGGTATTGGCCGTCAGGCGCTAGCGTCAAAATGCGCTTCATTGAATCCGAAAAGGACTATGGTCGTTACCATGGACACCAATACACACGCATATCGTTTGACGAGGTTACGGAGTACTCCACCAGCGCCCCTCTACTTAAAATGCTTTCGACCCTGCGATCTGCCCACGGCGTTCCGTGTACGGTTCGGCTCACCGGGAACCCTGGTGGCGTCGGGCATATTTGGGTTAAGAGTCGATACATCGATATAGCGCCTCCCATGACGCCTTATCGCGATCCTGACAGCGATATAACGCGTATGTATGTCCCGAGCGCGATGGCCGATAACGTCATCCTGCTGGCTCAGGATCCGACCTATCGAAACCGTATCATTGCGGCCACTAATGGCAATGAGGCCCTGCGCAAGGCGTGGCTAGAAGGGGATTGGAACATTGTCGCGGGCGCTTTCTTCGACTGCTGGAACAGTAGACTGCATGTGGTTAAGCCATTCAAGATACCCGACGACTGGGCGCGCATCCGCTCAGGCGACTGGGGGAGTGCCAGACCTTTCAGCTTCGGATGGTGGGCAATCGCTTCGGATAGTCATCAGCTCGAAAGCGGCCTAACCATCCCACGTGGGGCGATGGTGCGCTATCGGGAATGGTATGGATGCAAAGACCCGATCAATGAACCAAACATCGGTCTAAAGCTCACGGCTGAGGAAGTGGGCGCGGAGATTTCTCGCCTTGAGCAGCACGATCCTAAGATCGCTGACGCCGTGCTCGATCCGGCAGCATTTAGTCAGGATGGCGGCCCAAGCATTGCCGAGCGCATCGCCAAGGGTGCTGGCATGAAGATATGGTTTCGCAGGGCTGACAATAAGCGTGTAGCCACAGCTGGAGCCATGGGCGGTTGGGATCAGCTAAGGGCAAGGCTTATCGGCGAAGATGGCGTGCCGATGCTGTATGTCTTCGATACCTGCAAAGACCTTATCCGCACACTTCCTGCGATGCAGCATGACAAGCTCAAGATTGAAGATATCGACACTGACATGGAAGACCACGCCGTCGATGAGGCTCGATATGCTTGCATGTCTCGACCCTATGTGAGAAAGTCAGCCGAAGATAAAAAGCCACGGTTTCTGCATGAAATCACGGCAAATGAAGTGTTTTGGCCCAAAGAAACGCCTAAATCGTATCGAAACGACCGTATTTGATCGCCGTGAGGCGATAAGAGGTTAAAGCATGAATGTACAGCCCTTTAGTCAGGTGCAGGGAGCTACGCAGGCTATTGTGCCGTCTGCTTCCAGCCAGTCTCTGACGTTGACCGGTAATGGCGTTACATGTAACTGCATTTTGGTGTCTAACAAGTCCACCATCGATATAGCCTTTCGCGTTGGCTTAGCATCCTCTGGCCCGGTCACGGCATTACTTCCTGTTCCTGGCACACCAGGCGATTGCATTGTCTTGGCCGGTTCTGTCCAAGTCTTTTCTAAGGGCTTCCCGATTGACACGATTGCCATTATCGGCACCGGCTCTGCAACGGGTAATGTCTATGTGACGCCAGGGGAAGGTCACTGATGTATGTTGCGATCCCCTCCTAATGCGCAATCTGTCCCGTCCATTAAATCCTGGCGAGTATGTGCAAATAACCTATTTGCTCATCCCTTCCTCGATGTACGCATTCCCGAGCTAATCCATGGCTGAATTTGCTGACGGCGCTCCAGAAGTCATCGACGGCGCTCCGACGGCGTCTAACGATGATGTGCGCAAGTACATCATCGAGATAGAGACATACAACAAGCTTGCTCAGAAGTTTCAGACACGCGGTAACAAGATTCTCAGGCGCTACCGAGACGAACGCCGTCAGGCCAATGAAGATCAGGTCAATTTCAATATCCTCTGGTCGAATATTCAGACGCTTCTACCTGCCTGTTATGCCAAGAATCCTAAGCCCGAATGCGAGCGCCGGTTTAAGGATGATGACCCGGTGGGGCGTATTGCCTCAGATGTTCTTGAGCGGTCCATCACTTATTTCATGGATTGCAGCGATTTCTATGATTCGGCTAAGTCAGCGGTTTTAGACCGTCTGTTGCCCGGTCGCGGGACGATGTGGGTGCGCTATGTTCCTCACTTCCAGGATCGTGACAATGATTCCGACGACGCTGGAACGGACGAAGTCAAAGAGAATGGCCCAGAAGTTACGGATGATTCCAGCGAGCTTGTCGAACGCGATACGTCCATGGTGGGCTCTGACCCGTCGGA